TATCGCTGTAATAGTAACCAGTAATCTCTCCTTTCTCATTGCATTTCTCTACACGAATGTTCATCGTAGGAATATGCTCTACTTTGACAATTGCATTCTTTGCCTTATTGTAAATAAGTTGCAAATATCCTTGACCTAAACGCTTGTAATCAACTACTAATTTCTTCACAACATCCTTGCGAAGTAACATTTTCATTTGAGCGTATTCGTTTGGCTTACGATTAGAATCTGAAGCATCTAATCCTTTGCCATAAATAAGCTTACTAATTGAGTTGATAACTGAATTGTTTGTTGTCGATCCGTTATATCTATCGTTCAAGAAAGTATAATAGTCGTTATTATCGCCAAACTCAACCCAATCTTTTTTGTTGCTCTCAATAGATTTCGGTGCTTTGTAAGCTTCCAATTCCACGAAGTGAATATTACTCATAGAAAATTATGTTTTGATTGTGTGCAACATACTCATCTTTATTAACTGAATATGTATCAATATCTTGGTTAGTACAAAATACTTTATCAAGATACACTAAATCCGTATTATTCTTGATAGTCATTGTGTAAAAATGCCCCTCTTCTAAAGCAACAATTTTACTAAATTTTAAATAGAAACTTTCAGCAGTACAAGTGATATTATACTCAACTTCTACATTGGTAGTTTCATTCCGCAAATATAACTTATTAGCAGTTGCAAGTCGTGTAGGTATAAACTTTACCTCTTGTGCTAATGCTGATTCCTTTAAGATTATCATAATTAATAAACGATAATAGTATAGGTTTGTTTTTAAATGAAAAAGGACGGAACATCTGTCCGCCCAATTTCAAAACCTAAACAACACAAAAAAACTAAACTCCAGTAACAACTGTAAAACCAGCCGCAGTTAAAGTAGTAGTCAAGAAGTTAGCTGGAACTGGCTCTTGTCCTGATAATACCAAAGTATATCCTGACAAATCTCCCATTGCAGCACCCGTAACAATAGTGCCACCGCTTACTTCCATTCCGTGTGCTAAACCACAATAGAATAAGTTTCCATTGTTATCTTCAACGATAACTTGTGGTCTGCCATAAGAAAGCAACTTGATTTGCTTATGGTCTTTAATCGTTAATTTCTTCAAAGTCAAATTTAATGTTTGCTCGAAGAAAGTCGTACCATTTTCACGAGATGAAGTGATAGTTTGCTCAAATGAAGAGTTTCCTTTCAAATCATACTTGTATGCTGATGGTGTACCAGCAACCGCAGAAATGGCATCAGTATCCGTAACATCGTATGTTACTCCGGTAGCATCGCCTTCGTTAACAAAGTAAACGGCTTTTAATCCTCCGTTACTTGTTTTGCAAGGCTCTAATCTACCAAGTGAAATATCACAAGCCATATTTTAAATAATTTAAATGATTGTAAAATAAGCTCCCCGAATTAACGAGGAGCTATTAAGATGCTAATTAGTTAGCAGAGTTAGTGATACCGTAAGTAACGATATCTTCAACGATGCCGTATTGAACACCAGCAGTCATACGCATTACAACACGAACATTCTCCGATCCGTCAATGTCTGCTAAGTCAATAACTTTAACTTCAGTCATATCAGTTAATAAACCAGTACCGAAGAACAAGTTATCTTTTGTAGTAGCGATTGCAGTGTTAGCAGCCAATCCGTTTGCTACGAAGATTTTAACACCATCGAAAGACAAAGAACCATTGTTGTACCATTGAGTACCCAATGAGTTAGTTCCGTTAGCTCCCAAACCTGAAGCAGCAAATCCGCCTAAAGCACGAACATAAGCACGAGCGATGTTTTGAGAAACATATAAATACAATCCATCATTTCCGTAAAGAGCAGCTGGAATAGCATCAACGATTTTACCTAATTCAGCAACAACATTAGAAGCAGTAACCGTAGTACCAGCAACTTCTTGTGCAGATGGTAAAGCAGCATCAGCAGCTAATAATGTAGCGAAACCATCAAACTCGCCAGCGTTAGCAGTAACACCAGTCCAAATGTTTGTTTCGTTCTTTGCAGCAACTTTAGCAGCAATGTGAGCTACCAAGAAATCTTGGAAAGAAGATGGCAATACATCAAATGCGCCATATCCTTGTTGTGCTGACAACCAATCAGAATGGAAGTCTTTCTTGCAAAGTTGTAAGTTAACTTGGAATTCTTCAGGAGTTAAAACACGTTCCGTTAAAGTTACCGTAGAAGTAGCAGTAAAGTCGCAAGAAGCGTTTTTCAAGATTGCATCCGTAGACAATTTCTTGATAACCTCTTTGTACTTAATGCTTGGTTTGATTGTGATACCACCAGCTTCGATTGTTGGAGCTGATAATAATGCTGCAGCGATAATTTGGTCTTTAAATTCGCCAGCATAAGTTGTAGTAATGCTTGTAGTAGTAGCCATTATTTATTTATTTGTTAAAAATTTTAGAAAATACTGAATCTTCGATTGAACGAGTACGATTCTTTGATACTTTGAATGAATTTACTTTTACTTCAGATTCTGGATTAGTTACGATTGCTTCAGCACCAGCTTCAACATTTGATAACGAAACCTCTAAAGAAGATTTGTCTGCCTTTAAAGCTTCGTTCTCCGCTTTGATAGCAGCTAATTCAGTCTTTAATTGCTCAATTTCAGCCTCAAAAAATGTTTCTTTTGAAACTGATTCAACGATACGCTTAGGAGCTGGAGCAGATTCTGCTTCCATCATAGGCTCAACAACCTCTTCAGGAGCAACTTCAACCTCAACTTCAACTTCAGCTTCCGCTTCTTCTTGCTTGATTTCAGCAATAATGCCTTCAACCGCAACAACTAAGATGCTTCCATCTTCCAACTTGTACTCGCCCATTGGCATAGGTACAATACCATCTGGCGTTACGATTCCAACAGAGAAGTCAGGCTCAAATGATTCTGCTTCTATAATGGTAATACCATCCTCAAGCTTCATTTGTGCAAGCTTAACCTCTAATGAAAGCAACGCTTTGATTTGGTTTAACTTGTTTTTGTAGTTCATACTTATTTATTTAATTTATTTTACTTAATTACGGTTTTGGGTATAAATTTTTTGCGTTTGGTGCTATTTGTTGAATTTTAGTAGCTAAATCAGCTGCTTCAGAAAATCCTTCAATTTTTTTTGCATCACTCGAATCTAAACCTAATGCAGTTAGTCCATCCATAATAGCTAATAAATCTCTTTCAGATTGATTTGCTGAATTAACTGCAACATCTATAGCTAATTGAAAATCACTATAAGCTTTTTTGTAAGACAAATAAATGCTCTCAATTTTTGATTCATTTTTTCTTAATGTAT